GTTGCTGGTCCACCTACCAGCAGATTTGTTGTCGGCCTGCAACTTAAGATCCGGGAATATGGTGTTGTACTCTTGGCTGTCAATTATGTTTCTGACTTTACGGCCGAACCGAACCGCAAGTTCTGCGGTGTGGGTTGTTTGGATGATTTTGAGATTTCCGCGAAGACCCATCATCCAACTTGGAAAATACGTAGAGGCAAATTCGCTTTTGGAGTGCCGCGGCGGCAAACAAACAATAAGTCTTTTTAGCTTGCCTTGCGCAATGCGATTGAATTTCTGCCCGATAATCTTGTGGTGACGCCCCTCTACAAAATCAGGCCAGAGATGTTTTATGTAAGCGATAAAATCTTTCTGGCAGTCCTCTTGCTTCTTGAGCTGCTCGAATCTGTTGAGTAACGCAATCGCTTCTGCCTGGTCCTGCTGCGACAGAATGTCGAAGTCCTTGATGGACAGCTCAGACATTTTATTGATATTCGCCTGTTCGGATCATTTCCGTAACTTCGACGGCCCGGTTACCCACCTGCTGGCTCCACCGACTGTCCATGAACTCGTTAGCGGCAACGTCGTATTGTCCGTGTGCCATCGCCTCTAGGGCGTTCACAAAACTTCGCAATCTGGTCAAGCCAAGGTTGAATGCAATATCAATCATCGCGTCACGTCGGGCTTCATCAAGGTCAGAAAACCAAGGGAAGCTGCGGCCTAGCTCGTTTTGCACGCGCTCGATGTCGTTAATCAAAAGAAAATCGACCTCATCTTTTGACAGGCCCAAGCCACCCTCGCTTATGTTTCTGCCAACCCCAATCGTTTCGTAACCCTCAGAACACATATAGACTTTGTAGCGCACGCCTTCATGCAGTCTCAGCATTTCGATCAGTTTACTCATTTCTCCCTCGACACATGATTGACCTTCTCGTATGAGCGCATCGCTCCAAGCCCCAGCATTCCCATCATGACGGGCACTAG